CGGTTGTCACCATTCCCGGCAGCTCGCCAGATCCTCGGCTGTTGCCCCATGAGATCGAGGAGCTAGCGAATTTCGCCTTTCTCGTGCACAACCATGACGCTTCCCGGCCCGCGCAGCCGATCTTCTGGCTGCGGGCCGAGGAAAAGTTCGCTTCCCACTTCTGGAACTAGCCTCTAAATGTCATTCACCTACGACGTCACGACGACGACTGGAACTAGCCTCTAAATGTCATTCACCTACGACGTCACGACGACGACTGGCCAGATGCGCCTTTTGATCGGCGATACGAACTCGGCTGCGCCCTACTTTCAGGACGAAGAGCTGAACGCCATTCAGACGATCATCGCCGGCCTGGAGACGGGCTGGTCGACGGTCGCGTCCTATTCGGTCGCGGTTGGAGGCACAGAGCTGCTGCTGCTCTGCTGTGCCCAGGCGCTCGACTCGCTCGCGGCGAAGGTTGCAGCCTCAGCGGCCGGGCAGACGATCGTGCTGGGTGACTACAAGCTCACCGGGAAAGACCAGGTGCAGAAGCTGCAGGACATGGCGAAGCGCTTCCGGGATGCGGTGAATAATCTGCCAGCCTGGGGCATCGTCGAAGAGAACCTGTGCGGGTTCAACGAAATGGTGCTCATCCGCAACTGGGTGCTCAGGACGGAGATGTAATGCGGATCAACTGGGGACTCCTGGGCGCGCTCGCTCTCACGGTCGCAATCTGGGTTGTCATTTTCAAGGCGTTCTAAATGCCCACCACGCCCACATCGATCATCGCTGATCCCTTCGATCAGCAACTACAGTACGTCGCTTCGGTGCTGGTCCGCGATCTGAGCGGCACAGGTGATGCCTACGGGAAAAACAGCCCGACGTTTTCAACGATCGCGACGGGCGTGAAGTGCGCCGTCATCTTTCAGTCCGTGCCGGCCGATCGCGAGTTCCTGGCCAAATCGAAAGAGGGCATTGCCTTTCGCAAGGTGCTTTTGCGGCCCTGGTACGTGGATGCATCGCCGGACGGCTCCTGGGTGCCTCAGCATGTTTACAACGGCACAACTTACAACACCAAGCCGCTTAGCCACGCGCACTGGCTGCTGATCAACAGCGAGAACTACGACATTTACGAAGTGCGTAATCCTGGCTGGCAAAACCATCACTTTGAAGCGCTCTGCCGCCTGATCGAGGTCTAGATGGCCATTCACGCAATCGCCGATCTTCGCCTCGCACGGTTCATTCCGGCGAAGATGAGCGCGAAGGCCGCGATCCTCGAAGCCACGCAGGATGCCTTCGAACTCGACATCGTGCCCACGGCAAAAGAACTTTCGCCGGTCACGCCGGAAGGCTACCAGCGCAACGTCGAAGAGAAAAAGAAGCGCCCCGCGGGCACAGGCACAAATCGGCGCTCGATCGATTCCAGCGTGCAGCAGAGTCAGAGCGGCCCTGTGGCGCAGATCTTCACAACGTCTGGCTATGGTGGCTATCTGGAGTTGGGGACCTCGAAGATGCGTGCCCAGCCTTACATCAACCCGGCGCTGGAGATGCACATGCCGAAGCTGATCGAGCGCGTGAAGGAAAAGATTCGTGGTTGACGCGAACCTGCTCGTCCGCGATTTTCTGCTCGCGCAATCGGCGGTCACTTCCCAGCTGGGCACGAATCAGAATGGCTCGATCTATTGCGGCTATGACTTGCCGGAACGCTTTGACCCCTCTCTCGGGCCTGCCATTCAGCTCTATCGCATGGGTGGGCACTCTCACGAAGAGATTAAGTCGCTGGTCGAGGCGAAGGTCGTCATCCGCGCCTGGAGCGATGTAGAACAGGCTCTTACTGCCTCGAAGCTCTACGGCGCCATCCACGACGCGCTGCACGGCCTCTACAACACAACCGTTGCAGACGGCACGATCGTGAGCGCGCTCGAAGCCAGCGGACCGTTCGAGATGACCGACCCGGAGACTGGGTGGGTTGCGGTCTATGCCTTCTATCAGGTCATGGCTACACCGTATGTGATCACGGCCGCCGCGTTCGACTTCCTGCTGCTCGGCGATGGCACAGACTTCCTGCTGCTCGGCGATGGCGCCAGCATGCTTGAGCTGGCCCAATAGGAGCCATTCATGGCGAATAAGACGATTGCGCAGCTGACGGATGGCTCGCCCGCTCAGTCGAGCGACCAGGTTTATATCCTGCGCGCCGGAAGTCAAGATTTTAGCCTGACACTCGCAGAGCTGGCTGCCTTTGTCGGAGGAGGAAGCATGTCGGCAAGCTCGACTTACAAGGTGATCGCCGCCGCGGGAACGAATGCGGCCAACATCAAGGCTGCGGCCGGTCTCGTCACTGGTGGCTTCATCACCAACAATGCGAGCTATCCGGTTTTCGTGAAGCTTTTCAACAAGGCGACCGCGCCGGTACCTGGGACAGATACGCCCCAGGACACATTCGGAGTGCAGGCAGGAACTTCGGTTCCGATCCCAGTGCCGTCCGGAGGCCTGACTTACTCGACGGGCATCGCGATCGCGATCACGAAAAATATGGCCGACAGCGATGCAACGGCCGTCGCGGCGAATGACTGCGCGGTCAGTGTCTTCTATCAGTAGGATTCCTCAACCCAGGGGAACGGTAAGGTGAAAAGGACAAACAGCCCAATGAAACTCTCGCTCTGGAAACTCCTCGTTTTCGTTTCACTCATCTTGGTTGGATCGGCCCTCGCCCAGCAGCCGGTGAACAATGCGCAGGTTGCCGGCACGACCACGCCCACCGGCAATGGTGTCTCTGGCGCCGGCACGCAACGTGTGAACATCGCCTCCGATAACTCAGCGATCGCCGTGAATGCCACTCTGCAGTCTGGCTCCGCCACTGTTGGCAAGGTCGACGTCCTGGGCAACGCCGGCGCAACCATGGACGTCGCGATCGGCGGCGCCACCGCTGCCACTGATGCCCTGCAGGTCGCGGCCGTTTATAACTCCTCAGCTCCATCACTCAGCAACGGCCAGGGGGCGGCCCTGCAGCTCGATTCGAGTGGGAACCTGAAAGTCAACTGCACAGGATGCTCGGCGGCTTCCACGGTGAGCCTGGTGCCACAGGCTTCTGGGGGTCTGAGCGCGAAGCATTTCGTCGCCGCAGCTTCTGACAATGCCACCAACGTGAAAGCCAGCGCCGGCCAGGTCTACTCGATCGATGTTTTCAACAATGCCGCCTACCCGGTGTACTTGAAGCTTTATAACTCCGCTTCTTCTCCGACCGGTTGCGGCGCCACGGGCCTGTTTAAAGTCGTCGGCGTCCAGTCCGGTACGCAGCATATCCTGCAATCTGAGGAAGGCTGGGCTCTGGGGAGTGGGATCGGCTACTGCCTCACCAAGGGAATCGCCGATTCCGACGACACAGCAGTCCTGCTGAGTGATGCGGTGGTTGACATCGGCTACAAATGAAGCGCTTACTTTTCATCCTGCCAGTGGTTTTCATTGGGCTCGCACTGGGGCAGAAGCCTTCGAAGGCGACTGCTCCAGTTGCGGCGCCAGCGGTCACGGATACGACCGTTTATCCCCTGCCGCTCGAGGACCACGCGCGGATCCGCGATTTCCAGCATGAGTACGATCAGCTCGAAATTGAAAACCAGAAGAAGTTGTTGGAGATCGAGCAGAACAAGGCACGCCAGGCGGCGCTTCTGGATGCGATCCGGCTGCGCGCCTACAACTTCGCCCAGGCTCAGCACATCGATCTCGATCTCTACGAACTCGATCCGGCCAGAATCAGCTTCGTGAGGAAGAAGGCCAAATGATCCGAAGACTCAGACTCTCCATTCTCTGCGCGTGCCTGCTGGCTGCGACAGCCTTTGCCCAGCAACCGGTCAACGTTGCAAACACGCCTTCCGTCGGCCAGTCGGGCACCTGGAACGTGGATCTAACCGATGGCACGCACGTGATGACGGCTGCAATGTCCGCCTGGAACACCGCTCCCACCGGCACTTACGTGATGGGAGTGAACGCGGATCTGTTCATCAATGGCACGGCCTCGGCTCAGGCCGCGAGCGGTGTGCAGAAGGTTGGCATCGTCGGCAACGCTGGCGCGGCCGTCGACCAGGCTCCCGGCTCTGCCACTCCGGCGAATGCTGTCCAAATTGCAGGTACCGATGGCATAAACACGATCGTGCCTTTTATCGATCCCTGCCAGCGCGGCGGGAAGACCTACATCAACATCAACCAAACCGCGAACACTCAGCTTCTGACCGGCGTATCCAGCAAGCACTGGTACATCTGCTCGATTCTGATCCCCGAGGTGGGCACGGCGCAGAACATCGCGCTCGTCGAAGGCACGGGCACAACTTGTGGAACCTCGACTGTCGCAGTGCCAGGAGTCACGGGAGGTAGCGGCACGGCAGCGACCGGCGCAAATCTGGCCGCCAATCAAGGGTTCGCTTTCGGGGTGGGCAACTCCGCGATTGGGCAAACGGCGACTGCGGCCGACAACGTCTGCCTCTATCAGTCCGGCTCGGCGCAAATCTCTGGAGGGCTGACCGCCGTTGACTACTAAACGCTGGTTGCTCGTCACGATTCTGCTGGTTTCCCAGTTGGCTCTTGCTGCGCCTCCGACGATCCTCGGGCACAGCCAGTCCAACAATACGAGCAACACCAGCAGTGCGACGTTGAGCTATACGCCGACCTGCTCGACGCTGTCGCAGTGCGCGATCGTCATCAACCTGGCAACGGATGGAGTCCCCACAACAATTTCCTGCACAGACGGAGCCTCCCATCCTTTCACCGCCGGCACGACTTCGACAAACGGCAGCGCTCGCATTGAACAGTTTTACCTTTATCCCGAACCATCGGGAATTGGCAGCTCTTACTCATGCTCATGGACGTCGTCGAAGCCCAGTAATATCGCGCTGCTGGAACTCTCTGGCCTCGCAACTTCGGGCGGCATCAACATCCCGGCAAACAACACCTCTACCGGCAGTGGGAGCAGCCAGTCAGTAAATCCGACTTCTTCGATCGCCAACGATCTGATGATTGGGGCTTTTTATGCCGTCACTAACTCCACGACTTTCACCATCGCCAGCAGCAGTTGCGTGCCGAACGCGGGGAACTGCGCAATTGCAACGCAGCTTGCCGAAGTGACCGCAAGCGGCGGAAGTTTAGCCGTTGCCACAAACCAGAGTTCGGCCTCTGCGCAGTCGATGGCGATTGCGACCACAACGGGAGCCTCTGGCACCTGGTCTTCAGTGGCGATTGAAGCTGTCCCGCCGGCTTCTATAGCAGCGCCCTCTCAATTCACATTGCTTGGGGTTGGGAACTGAGCTTTCTGGAGACGATTCATGTCTGATCTACTTACCCGGCAGACCTACAGCGGCAGCGGCGCTCAAGCATCCGCGACCCTAGTGGCGGCTGCAAACGACAGCACCATTCTGAGCGCCCTTGCTCTGGCATCGCTCACCTCGGGCAATGTGACCATCACGCTCAACTGGACTGATCTCACGGGCACCGCGCAGACCGCCACGCTCTCGATCACCAACCCGAACGCGCTCGTCGGCTATCTCCAGCCTGGCAGCTCCGTGACCTACTCCGTTGCCGGTACCGGCAGCTGGAGCTTCGATGCCGTCTTCGGCGAGATTTCGTACAGCGGACAGCTCTAACAGACTTCCTTAACTCGCAACTTCGATTTCACCGTAACCCCACACTCGGGGAGACAAAGGAGAACCATCGCTTATGGGACAACAACCTGATGTATCACAGGTCATTGCCGGCCCCGCACTCGTTTTAGTCGCACCCGTGGGGACTGCTTTGCCAAGCCTTGCTACACTGCCGATCGTCTGGCCGGGTACGTGGTCTGCGACCGGCTATACCGACGCCGGCGTCGACTTCGCTTACAACCCGACGATCAAAGAAGAGTATGTGGACGAAGAAGCGGCCGTGGTCTTCGACATCCTCGAAAAAGAGGAAGCCCAGATTCAGTGCCACATGGCTGAGTCGGACCTCGAAAACTTGTTGCTGGCTATCTCGGCCGCGACTCAATCGGGGCAGGCAATCAGCGTCGGATCGCTGCCGCTGAACTACTATGCTGTCGCAGTCGTCGGTCCGGCTCCGAACGGCAATAGCCGCGTGATCAGCTTCCAGAAAGCGATCTCGAAGGCTGCTACCTCGCTGAAGTTCACCCGTAAAGCGAAGCAGGTCATCCCGATCACCTGGGCGGCCCGCAAGATCGCCAACCAGAACCTGTTCACGCTCACCGATGTCGGCACCGGCTACGAGAACAGCTAACCCTTTCACAACCCGCAGTTTCATTCCAGCATTTTGAGGCGACCAGATGAAACCACGCACCGAAGACGAAATTCTCGCGCGCACACCGCTCAAGGTGAAGCTCGGCGAGAAAGAGTACGACGTTCCACTGCTGGCGGTCATGGCCCAGCGCGAGTGGCGAAAGAAACTGTTCGCCGAACTCGCCCCCATCCTCGCGTCGTTCAACTTTCAAGTGAACGGCGCGAGTATGGTGCAGGGCCTGACTGCCTCCCTCCTGAATTTTCCCGACAAGCTGGCGGAGATGGTCTTCGCCTATGCTCCAGACCTGCCTAAGGACGAGATCCTCGCCCAGGCCACGGAAGAGCAGATCGCGCACGCCTTCTCGGCGATCATGGCGGTCGCTTTCCCTTTTCTGCCGCAGCTCGGGATGATGACGCAGATTCTGAAGACTGCGGCTCCGCAACCGTAGGCGAAATCTACGAGCTGTTTCTGCGTGAGTACCACATCACGCCCTTCGAGCTCAACCTCGATTGGACCGAGGAGCAGATCGTTCTCATGCTCGACAAGCGCAAAGAACATTTCAAGCGGATGGCCGAGGAGATCGAGCGCAAGCGTGAAGGCCAGGGCGACGACGAGTTTTCGTTTGGGAAAGCGAACCGCGTCGACAACACAACCCTGTTTCTTCGCATCCGCGAAATGCAAAAAAAGGGCGGGACTGGGAACGTTCCGCTCTGCTGAGTAACTCACTACCATGCCAGACACACCCGGACAAGGCATCAACGTTGGCGACGCGGTTCTAACCTTCCTCGGCGACACTACGCAACTCGATGCGGCATTCGATCGAGTCGCGACGCAAGCTGAAGTGAAGATGGGAAGAGCGCGTGATGCTCTTGGCCGTTTTACGGCAGCGACTGAGGATGCGGATGACGCGGCTACTGGACTCGGCGAAGAGCTTGATGCCACAGGAGACAACGCAGAGAACGCAGGGGAAAAGATAGAGGAGGCCGGCAAACTCTCTGCCCGGTCCCTGCGTGAGGCGAAGGGCGAAGCCGGATTGCTCGGCGAGATGTTCGGCATTCACTTGCCGCGGCATGTTCGCTCGTTCGTCGCCGAACTTCCTGGCGTCGGGTCCGCGCTGCAAGCGGCATTCGCTGCGACTGCCGTCCTGTTCCTGATCGAAGCGCTGGTAAAAGGCTCGGAAAAACTCTCGGAGTGGATCTCCAACACCTTCATCTTCACGCAGGCAATGAAAGACGGTGAGCAGGCCGTCAAAGATCAGAACAAAACCCTGCTTGCACTCGCCGAGCAGCTCGACAAAGACACCGAAGCCCTCGCCAGATTCGGGAAGACGCAAGGAGAACTGAAGAGCGACAAGGTCAAGGAACTGCGCGAAGAGATCGCCAAGAACCTCGCCGAGTTCGAAAAAGCCAGCAAGGCCGCGAAGGATTACGCCACCAATGCGAATGCCACCGTCGAAGACAAGCTCCTTGAAAAGACGGAGCAACTAGGGGGGTTCCTGGGCACTGTGGCTGAGGCTTATGTCCGCATCGCCCTCGGCGAAAAACACGTCTTCGATTCCATCGAATCGTTCTTCACCGGATCGAAGACTCCGACCGAATTAGCGGAAGAGACGCGCAAGGCTGGGCTAGCGGCGCAGGCGACGACGATCGAGACCGCACAGAAGATCAAGGACGAAAAAGTACAACTCACCCTGGCCGAAAAGGAAGCCCTCGCCCAATCGACCTCCGACCAACTGGAAGCGGCCAACCGCGCGATCGCAATTCAGCAAATGGTGGGACAGGCCCAAATCAGGCGCTGGGCGGCGCTTGCGACTTACCAGGCAATGTTTGCGAAAGACTCGGCGGCTGCTGTGATCCGAGTGCAGCAGGAAGCGGCGGAAAAGGAATATCAACTCAAGCTGCAAACCCTGCAGAAAGAGCGCGCAGCTGAAGAGCAGGCAGCGCACGGCTTTAAAGCTGCCGGGGACAACGAGAAGTACCAGAAGGAGATTCAGGCAGTTACGCAGACCAATGCGAAGATCGAAGTTCTGAACGCCGATCACGATGCGCGGCTGCTGCACCAGGCGCAAGAATTCGAAGCAAAGTTCCGGCAGATCGAGGAGCAGGTTCGCGCGATCCGGGCGCGCGCCTTTGTTGCACTGCCCGATGAAGTACAGAACTTCCAGAAACTTGCCGACGCGGCCTCGCGTCTCGGCGTGACGCTGGCGAACGATCTCGGGAAGAACGCAACGACTGCAAAGAACGATCTCGCGCTCCTGGCCAAGGAACTCGCGGCCGGACACATCGCTCTGCGCGATTACCAGCAGGCTGAGATTAAGGCCCTGGAGACCCAGATCGCTTTCGACAAGCAGATGGGCAAATCGCCGGCTCTGGTCGCGGCTGAGGAGAAGCAGCTCGAAAAACTGCGCACCGAGTTTGACAAGATGTATCCCGAGCTGAAGAAGGTCGAAGGCTTCTGGGACACGTTCACGGCGGATTTCAAAAAGAAAGCCAAGGAAGTCGAGGGAGCATCAGGACAGATGGGGCAAATGGTGGCAATGGCGGCCGCCCAGATGCAGAAATCCTTCGAATCGGCAATGGCCGGCGCTCTATTAAGCGAGCAGAGCTTCGGTGCAGCCATCGAAAAAGCTACCGCTCAGATCCTCGCGCAGATCGCGGCCCAGTCGGCGATGTGGGCTCTTTACTACCTCGCGATGGGGGTTGCCGACACCTTCTGGAATCCGGCTCGAGCTGGCGCTGACTTCACAGCCGCGGCTGAGTTCGGGGCTCTGGCTGCGATTACTGGGGCGGCGGCGGTGGGTCTGAATGGCGCAGGGGGCTCGTCTTCTGGGTCGAAGGCCGGCGCTCCCACTGCTGGCGGAGGCGGCGGCAACGTCCAACTGGGTGGCGGAGGTGGAAGCGGCGGACCTACCGGTGTCACCAAGCTCGCGGCCGGCGGCCTGGTCAGCTCTCCGACCGTGATCATGGCTGGAGACAGCCCATCGGGCGGCGCAGCTCCAGAAGCGATCATTCCCCTCTCCGATCCTTCGGCGATGTCGCAGATTGCCGATGCCCTGCTCTCAGCTTCGGCCTTGCGCCGGGTTGGGGCCTCGATGACAGTTTCTACCGCAATGGCCGCGGCGGCCTCCGTGGGCTCTTCCCTGCCCCAGGGCAGTGCCAAGCAGCAAGCAGCCTCCCTCCGCGACAACGGCCACACGTCTTCAGGAGGCGACGTTCACATCCATATGCCAAACCTGAAGGGCACGATCGGCAACGAGTCGATTAAAAAAGTAATGAAAGTCGCAGGGCGCATGGTGAAGAACCGGCAGCTCACGCTCAACGCCTCGAACTCGCAGCGCATCACGCGGAGGTCGCAGTAAGTGGCTTACCAGTTCGTCGATCCGTTCGACCACTACAACAGCGCCGCACTGCTGTATGAATACGTTTCCGGATCCTGCCCGATCTCTTCGTCTTACGTGCGCAACGCGGCGATCGCTGGCTTCCCCAACCAGGGGATCTATGTCCCAGCGAACAATGCCGTGCGCAAGAACCTGAAATCGAACCAGGGCACGCTAATCACATTTCTGACCTATGGCGCTGTTTCTTTGCCGAGCTCAGGATGGGCTCCCATCTGCGCATGGTTGGATGCTGGAACCTACCAATGCTATCTCGGGGTGAGTGCGACGGGGCAAATCGGAATTCTCAACGCGCCTGGGGGCAGTCTCCCCGGCACTGTTCTCGCTGCAAGTGCGCCTGGACTCATCGCGCCGGCGCCGACAACCGCGCCGAATCACGGGATCGAGGTGCAAATCACATTCGGGGCCTCCGGCTCGGTGAAGGTGTGGCTCGACGGCGCGGTGGTCATCGCGCTGACTGCCGGCCTGAACACAATCAACAGCGCGAATGCCTACGCAAACCAGGTGCAACTCGGGTGGCCGTTCGCTGGTGTAGGGCTCTACTGTGATTACTTGCGGGTCTGGGATTCGTCCGGCTCCTACCAGAACGCACCCGTGGGCTATGACGTGCGCAAGCTCACAAAGCTACCCTCCGGGGCGGGTGCGCTCACGCAATGGACGCCGAACGGCCTCTCCGCCAATTGGCAGAATGCTTCACAGAATCCACCGAACCCTTCCGACTACAACTCCTCAAACGGCACGCTCTACGACGCCTACGGCATGCCGGTGGCGGGCTTCGCGGGAATTCCGAGCATGACCGTCGCAAAGAGCTACGTTGAAAAAGACGACAGCAATACGCGCAGCATCCAGATCGGTGTGCGTTCAGGATCCTCGAACGGGCTAGGCGCCGCAGTCACGCTCGGCAGCTCGTACGTTTTTATCGACACTTGCATCTCGACCGACCCGGCAACCGGCGCAGTGCCAACAGCCGCGGCCGCCGATGCCTTCCAGCACCTGAAATACGAAAACGTCTAGCCCGTGCCCAGTCGCGACTCTCAAGATTTACTGATATTCGAAGTGCCGGCAGGCGGCCTTCAGCCAGGCCACGCGCGCGATGCACAAGACGCACTGATCTTCGAGCTACCCGCCGGGGGCATCAATCCCGGCCATCTTCGCGATGCGCAGGACTGCCTCATCTTCGAATACCCGTTCGTGAACGGAATGTTCGTTTACCAGGCTGCCGGCGCGAACGTGCTCACCGCCTTCACGCCGGAATTTCCGCCCGTGCGCAAGCAACCCTTGCGGCTCTGGGGACTGGAAGCGAAGCGCACAGACTCGCTGACGTCCGATGGTCTTAAGACTTCCGTGCTCGATCACCTCGACACGGTGACCACGCTGTTCTTCGATTCCGTTGCCGCGAGCGACATGGCGGCATGGAAAGCCTTCGAGACCTACGCGCTGGGCGGCGCGACGTTCGCTTATCAACCCTTGCCGGATTATCCCGGCTCGACGTGGGACAACACCGCCTTCTGCGCGGCGCAGCTGCTCTCGATGGACTGGAAGCCGGTTTTCAAGTCGTTCGGAATCTTCTCGCTGGAAATGAAGCTCAAGCTGGTCGCGGAACTCTGAGATGACCGTCCCTTACATCCAGTGCATGCTGATCTACAATCGTGGCTCGGGGAACGTGTACTTCACCCCCACCTATCCGCCCACCGGCAAGCAGCCGCTCGATGCTCTGGCAGCGATCCGGCACGACTCGATCACGAGCTCCGGGATCAAGCAAAGCGTTTTAGAGCGGCTCGACGATGTGATGACACTGACTTTCCCGGTTGTGCCGCAGAGCGACCTGGCCGCATGGAAAGCGTTCATGACCTGGGCGCTGGCGGGTGGCGTGTTTGCCTATCGTCCGAACGCGGCCGTCAACACCGTCTGGGGCGAATACACGACGGATTCGCTCGACTGGAATCCGAAGTTTGTGAGTCCGGGGATCTTCGCGTTTGAGTTTCAGTGCCGGCTGTGGGTGGGGCAGACGGAGGTCTCAGGGTCATGATCTCCGCCACTGTCAACTTTCAGGCCGCCCTCGCCGCCTACCAGAGCGGCCCCATCGTCGTGCGCGTCGTCATTGCCGGCTACTGGCGCGTGTTCACGACGACCGTTGTCGTACCTGGCGATCTGCCGTGGATCAAAGAAGGCGGCGTGGATGACCTTGACCTGACTGTGCAGGATCTCGACGGGGGCGCCGATCAGCGCAGCGGCGGCGTCACCGTTCAGGATGTGGGCGGCGCGATCACTTCAGACTTCCCCAACTTCGTTTTCGAGGGCAAGCAGATCCAGCTGCAGGTCGGCTTTCTCGGCATGGCGCAGGCAGATTTCTGCACCATTTTTACCGGCTTTATCGACACAGTCAGCAGCGCCAACGCGAACACCGAATACTATTTCCAGTTCTCCGACGCGCAAACGCAGCTCGCGGCCGTCGTCTTCCAAACCGGCGACGATGGATCTCCGACGTCGTCGACGAACGTCAAAACCGTGACCGGGCACCCGCTGAACATTCTCCTCGCGATCTGCAAACAGCTGAACGTCCCAGCCGACACGACGACGATCGAAGCCTATCGCGACGGCCCGTTCGCGGGCACCATCTTCACGTTCTCTTTGACGCAGGCGCCCGCGGCCGCCGACTTCATCAAAGCGCAACTCATGAAGCCCCTCGGCGGCTACATGTGGATCAACGCCGCGGGCCTGCTCACGGTGCGCTTCTTTTATCCGCTCAGCGCTCCGCTGCCAGTCGGCTCATTCGGTCCTTCCACCTGGCTCGATATTCCTGAAGCCGGAC